CTGTCCTTTCGGGCCCCACTGGGGTTACCAATCGGACACATCCACGACAGTCGGTGCGCTCTACGCGTTCTGACATTGTCAAAACTATCCCGAGCTTCGATGGTACTTACCATCGGGTTACGGGGTATCACGCATTCTTTTTGTTGACCTCTTCTGCCCAGGGCTCCGTCCGATGGATTGGCACTCCCACCAACAGTAACTACTCTTTCGAGTGGACTGGCGGTGAGATCGCTTCTACCATTTGGCGTCATGGTTGCAATCGTAGTCTTGTCCCGGTGATACCTACTTCGTGTATCGCCCAAGCTAGGACTGTTCTTGCTAACCAAGTCCGCGGAAGCATAGATGTCAGTGTTATGATTGGCGAAGCACGCGAGACCGTAATGGGTCTGGCCTCTGTTTTCGCCGCACTGCTCGATGCTTTCCGTGCCTTTCGGCGCGGGAAGTGGAACGCTTTCGTAAGTCAGAGTATTGCCACCGTTCGTAAGAACGGCAAAGGCAAAACGGCTGCTCAGGCATACTTAGCCTGGATCTACGGTATCCGCCCCATTATCTCTGATGCACAACGCATCATGGAACACTGGGATGAATTCGTAGACAAACCTGTCGGAAAACCTCTATTCGTAGAGGTCCAAGATTCCGACTTTCGCTTACCCAAAAAGTCTGGCTTCGCCTACGAAGGCAAAGTCAGTCGGGGGGTTAGCACCGGCGCGTATGCGAAGGTGATTAACCCAGATGCGATGAAGTTTGGGCAGCTGGGGTTTTCTTCGCCCCTTTCTCTGGCCTGGGAATTGACGACGTTGTCGTTCGTCGTTGATTGGTTCTTCCACATTGGCAATTTCTTGTCAACGTGGGAAGGCACTTTCGGAGTCGCAATCGTCGACTACTGGGAGACCCGGTGGGTAAACAACCAGTTTGAACAAATCGAGGATCGTTATGCGCGCATTTACGCGAGCAAATACACCGAGGTTATCAAACCCTACGACAAAATGAGGGTTACCGTAAGGGTAAAAGCGATGGACCGCATTGGTTCACCGATCCCTCTACCAGCCCCCCCCTACTTCTCTTGGGGGGGATTGGACAACTCGTTGTCACGTGCCACTTCCTTGTTTGCGCTGTTCTTGGCGAATTCGAGGAAGATTACCTAAACATAGTGCCTGGCAAGGCCTATGTCGCGGTAACTCGTGACTTTTCTGAAACGGCAATCATGCCTTCATACTCCGATTGGAGAATTACAAATGGCACAAGCTGCCTCAATTACGGTCAATGACCGCAATACTCCCTCCGCTGTGGCGCATACTTTCGCGCCGCGTCGGGTTGAAACCGGCCTTGCTTCCTTTGTTGAAACTGCGGCCGTCCCGATTGGTGAATCGAATGTCACCGTTCGGTGGCGGAAGAGCGGCAAGCGCTTTTATCAGCGCATGACTCTCTCCGTGCCCGCTTTGGTTATGGAAACCATCAACGGGGTCTCGGTGCCAACCGTGCCGCGTGTGGCTTTGATCGATGTTACGTGTCGTTTCGACGACACTTCGACCGAAGCTGAACGCAACAACGCGATCGGCATGTTCCAGAACCTTTTCGCTTCGAATCAGGCCGTTGTCAACGGCACGATGGTGAAGCTGGAAGGTGTGTGGTGAGAGCCTTTGTGGTTCTTGCTATGCTTTCCTTTCTTGGTGCTTGCGCAAGTGAGCCCAGGGAAGAAGCCTGGTCCGTCCATGGGGAAATCCCCTTCGACGGAAAACTCCTGCTCGGTAAATAGCCAGCAGGACGAGAGAAGTCAGCAACCCCTAGTTCATACGCTTTACGCGTGTGAACTGGACCTGACGGACAACCCTTAACCATCCTATCTGGAGGTTTCCAACATGCCTAATCCACGTACAGTGGACATAGCAGTGCCGGAGCACGTTAGTAAGAAATTCGAGAAGTCGTTTAGACACCTCTTGAATGCTTTACCCGACGATAACTTCTCTACGAAGTATCTGAAGGATGAAGTGTTCTCAAAGTATCTAGACGAGGACACGGTTCCTGCTAGCGTGCGGAGTGCCGCCGCAGTGAAGAAATTCACTGAGGCTGACGACCGAAACGATCTAACGAACACTCGCCTCTTTATGGCAGGTGCGTTGGATCGAGACTTTGGGTGGACGTCTCACGACGTTCTAGTCAGAGTTGCACGTGCTCTAATCAAGCGCGTACTAGGTCCCTTACCCTACCCGGAGGTGTTGATGAACTCAACATTTACGAATGGGGCGAGTACCCGAGTACGCCGCGGTTCTGCCGCGGCGTGTCTCAAACTTACCGGCGAAGTGCACGTCACAGACTCGGCGATTAAGCATTGGCTAGCAATGGCAAGCGGTTCCCGCTTGTCACGTTTGCCTCTGCGTATCGTCCCGTCGAGCGAGCTCTTTACCGTTCCGAAAAAGACTGACATTGATCGCGTTGCATGCAAGGAGCCAGAAGGCAATGCCTTGCTGCAAAGGTCAGTTGGCATACATATTCGCCAACGACTTCTGAAGGTCGGGATTAACCTCCAGGACCAGACGCGCAATCAAAGACTTGCTGAACGAGCTTGGAAAGATGGTTTTGCAACCATCGATCTTAGCTCCGCAAGCGACACCGTATCTAAGGAAGTAGTATTTATGTTACTTCCGTTTGATTGGTGGAGTCTTATGTCCGATCTCCGCAGCGCTGAAACCATCCTTCCGGATGGAAGCACGCGCGTGCTGAACATGTTTTCCTCAATGGGAAATGGGTTCACATTTGAGCTTGAAACACTCCTGTTTTGGGCTCTTGCCAAGGCAACCGCAAGGTTGTCTCGGATGAGCGGTGAAGTCTCCGTTTATGGCGATGATATCATCGTGCCGGTGACAATGGCACGACGGTACATGCGTGTTCTCTCTTGGTTTGGGTTCATCCCAAACAGTAAGAAGACACACGTCACAGGACCCTTTCGAGAGTCTTGTGGCCGTCACTACTGGAGAGGTCTAGACGTCACGCCTTTCTATTTCAGAAAGGCGATCGCGACATTACCAGACATGATCAACATCCTTAACCGTCTCCTAGAATGGGACGGACGGGGTTGGGGCTTCTTTGTAACAGAAGAGCTCTACATGTTCTGGCGTAGGTGGAAGGAACACATCCCCAAATACTTATGGGGCGGTGTTTCTGTCGATGACCCGTCTTGCCTAGTCACAGGCGATGGGCCGCGAAAGCGGCTTGTTCCAGTGACGAAGTCAATTCGAGTTGTTGGTATAGCCAAGTTAGATACCTGGCTACACCGGTGCGATACACGGTTGATCGTAACTGATCCGACCGTTGTTGATCCTGCTGAGGCCGTTGCTTTTCGTGCAGCGGTCTGTGTCACAGCAGGGGAACGGACGACGTGGAACCCGGGTTTACCCTGGGACTGACGTCGTGGGAGAACTGCC